AATCGTCCAGGCTCCTCCGATCAGGTCAAGGATGATGTTTCTAAACACGGCGGGTGTCCTTTCGGTTAGATGTTGATTTGCGCCCGCTCTTCATATCGCCGCCTCCACCGCCACCACCCCCGCCGCTCGATCCGCCGATCGTGCTGCGTGCGGCATTGGCTGCCGCAGCTGCGACGCTGGCGATCTGGCTGGAGATGACGGCAACGGCCATTGGCTGCGCCTCTTCTTTCTCCGTTGCGTCGAGGTCTTTGCCGATCTCGCCGATTGCGACGATGTCGCCAAGCCCATCCGCGACGGCCTGCACGCTCTCGCCCGCAGCCTCAAAGACGACCTCAGCCGCTTCGCTGACCGCCTCTGCCACCGCCTCGGCAGCCTCGCCTAGATCTGGCAGAACGGATTCGGGTTCAGGATTAGGTACATCAGTGGGATCAGGAGAGGGATCAGGAGAGTCTTCAGGCTCTTCCGTGGGTTCGGGCGACGGGCTGGGTTCGGCAGACGGCTCTGGCGTTGGATCAGGTGTTGGTTCATTTGATGGCTCCTCGCTTGGCTCTGGCGTCGGCTCAGGGGTCAGCACTGGCGTTGGCTCAGGCGACGGCTCCGGCGACGGCTCAGGTGTTGGCTGCGGGGTTGGCTCTGGGGTAGGTTCTGGCGTAGGCGTGGGTGCCTCTGTAGGCGACGGAGACGGCTCTACGCTGGGTTCTGGGGTCGGTGTAGGGGTTGGCTCAGGAGTCGGCGTAGGGGAGGGCGCAGGGCTGCCTACAACCCAGGTCGTGTTGTTGATCTGCAAGAAGCCAGCGCCGCAGCACGAGTCAATGCTCAGGATGCGGAATCCGAAGATGCCGCCTGCGGTGACATAGACCTCTTGGCTGCCGCTCTGTTGCTTCGGGTCGTAGCCGCCCTGATTCCAAATGGCAAGGTCAACCCAGCTCTCGTTGAGCAGCATCTGCGCTCGATCATAGACCGCGCCGTCGGTTGTCCAGTACGCCCAGCCGAACGAGACCGTCTCGCCAATGGACGAGTCGGTGGTCAAGCCGGTCACCGTGTTCTGCCACGGGTATCCAGGGCCAGCGTTGTCGCTGCCTTGAATCAGGATCGTGCCTTCGGTCAGCGTGATGATGCCGTTGGAATCAACCTGTTGATCCCAATCGTCGGCGCTCTCCAGCGCGTAGACCTGCGCGAACGGCAAGAAAACCGCCGCCGCCGCAACGAGTGCGACAAGACGGCGGTTCACTTGCTATTAGATAGCCAGGCTGTCAGGCCTCCCAGCCCGCTGATTCCGAGGAGTGCGATGACGAACTTCGCCAATCGGTAGGCTCCTCGCGTCTCTGCCATCTCAACGCGCACGCAGGCAAGGTCGGCTTCAATCCGATCCAGTCGCTCTACGATTGAGTCAACTTGGCTCTTGGTCACCTTACGCTCCGAGGAGCGCGGCGATCTCGTCTTCAGTCAGACCAAGCGCGGCGAGTTTGGCTCGTGCGCTGACCTTGTTCGGGTCTTCGGGCGCAGGAGCAGGAGGCTCTGGAGCGATCCAGTTGCTGCCGCTCTTCGTCCAGCCGACGCCCACGCCTGCGGGCGCGACCATCGTGGTCGTGCCTTCAGGTGCAGTCCAGTCAGACTCGCCGTCCCAGACGACCGTGTTGATGACTTTATTGTCCTTGATTACAAGATAGGTACTCATCCAATCACCCATACCCTTACTCGGGCACCACCGCCCGCTCCACCTGCGCCAGATGTGAATCCAGTACGGCAAGCACCGCCGCCACCGCCGCCGCAACCGTAGTCGCCTGCGCCGCCAGCGCCGCCATTGCCAGATGCGTGAGCACCACCTCCGCCGCCTGCGAAGTTTGTCCCAGTCCCACCAGCGCCGCCGCCCGCGGTACCAATAGCGCCGCCGCCACCGAATGTGATTGACATACTGTTAGCACTCGTTAGGTTTCTCAAATGTCCGAAGAGGATGTTGTATCGCTTACCGCCTTTGCCGCCCGGGGAGGCGGTGTTATCTGTGGCAAGGTAGCCACCATTTGCTCCACCAGCGCCTGTGTAATCAGAATCAAGACCCGCTTTCACTTCGCCATTACTACCAGAAGCCACGGCTGCGCCTGCACCGCCCCTATTGGCTTCGTGATATGAACCCATACTAGTGACTGCTTGCACGGTTCCTGCTACGGTTCCGTTTCCACTGTCTGGATAATTGTATGCAACTCCTTGAGGTCGGTTCGCGTCGCCGTAGAAATACGACAGAGTTCTAAAACTTGGAGCGCCAGGAAACTCAGCCGTTCCATTGGTTCCAACAAGGCTTGTCAAACCGCCAGCAGCCCCAGAGCCGCCCGATGTGCCAGTCCCTGCAGTTGAAGTACCACCTGCCCCTCCAGCGCCAACCGTGACGGTGATGGTTCCTGCAGCAGTTGAGAATGCTGAGAGGGGATAGTTTGCCCAGCCGTAAGGTGCACCACCGCCACCGCCAGCCATAACAGTAACCGTCCCTGCCCCTCTGCTCGCTCCACCATTGCCTCCAGCGCCAGCGCCCAAAACCTCAACAAGAAGGATCGCGCTTGAAGATGCGCTTGCAGGGATCACGAATGAGCCAGACGAAGTGAACTCCTCATACTTGAGGATTCCGCCTGACGATGAAGCCAAGAATGCTGCCGCGCCAGAGCCGTCTGCGGTCAAGACCGCGCCAAGCGCCGCCGTGCCAGATGACACGCCAGTCGCCGCAACCTTCGCGCCTTCATTGGTCGTTCCAGCGTGCGTATGCCCAGTGCTTACATCAAGCACATCAAGACGAAGATTGTTGTATTGCGAGGCCAGCGCTGCGCTGCCTGCCGTGACCGTACCGCTGTTTGCCATCTAAGCCTCCTTTAGGCTGTTGTGGTGAGCGCCCAGCTCACCGTGAGGATGCTGTTAGGTTCTTTGTAGATCCCTGATCCAGCCCCGTACCCCGTGATCGCGAGCAGATTCGTGCCGTGATCCCGAAGTCCGAAGATGTAGAAGGTCTCGCCGACCGCCGTGTTCAGTCCCCAAGTTGCCGTGGAGGTGACCGTGCGGGTGACGCGGCTTGCCGTGACCGTCTGCGTGTCGTAGACCGCAGGGACGGATGAGGCTGAAGCCGTGATGTCGTTATTGCCGTTCACCACGAAGGCGTTGTCAATGTACGCGGTCGCGGTGCCAGCCGTACCAGCCACAAGATTCAGGCCGATGCCGGTGACGGCGTTGAAGGACGGCGCGCCGCCCGTAATATTGAAGGACGAGATCGGGATGCGGCAGATCTTCCAGGTCGCGTCGGCGAATGCGCCGAGCGCAGACTCAATGCTCGTGACCGAGATGCCGTAGTAGTTGGACGAGTTGCCGCCCGTGAAGATCCGCAGTTCGGTGCTGGACTTGTTCACATTGGCGAGCGTCGTGAAGCGCAGGCTCACCTCGATGGACGATCCTGCGACCGCCGTGGACGAGGTGACGGTCGTGGCGTCAAAGACATACTGCGTGCCCGAAGGCGCAGCCACGATCTTGAACGCGCCAGCGCCCTGCCGGTAGATCGTCGTCTCTAGCGTCGCCGTGCCGCTGAAGCCAGCGATGGAGTCAAAGTCGTAAATCCTCGTGCCGCCAGAGGAGGATTGGATGTCGGTGGAGGTCAGCGTGCCAGCCTCGCCCGCGAGCTTCGCGGCGATGCGGGTTGCCCCCGCGAGCGTGAAGGTGTTTGGCTGCACCTGCTCGGAGATTAGCGAGCCGTCGGCTCGCGTGAGTCGTACCGTCACGACTCCTGTTGGCTTCCAAATAGAATCAAACATTCATCAACCCCACGGATTCACATCCCAATACCCAGCATCCCAGGTAAGGACTTGGACTACGCTTGTCGTGATTGTATCGCTGATCGCTCCCACAGAATCGCCAACCGGTGTCGGCGATGACAGTGGCCCCCACAGGCTGTTATCCCAAGTGAGTGCGCTATCGCCAGGATCTGTTGGCGCCCAGTACCACGGCCCTTCGTTGAGTGCCGTCGTGATGACATCGGTTGGCGCTGCGATCACATCGCCGAACTCAAGTTGCAGCGGCCCTGGCAGCGCGGGCAAGCCCTCGATGCTGCACTCGTAGCCGCTCTGCGCGCTGAAACTCCAGTTGATCGTTGCGACTTGCTGCAAGAAGGTCTTGCTCTTGGTCGCGTCCAGCACGCCGAAGACCTCGCCCGCCTTGAGCGGTACCCCTGGAGCAGAGTCCAGCGAGATGCGGATGCGGCGAACGCTGCGGAAGTAGAGCAGGTCGAGCGCCCGCGAGTACGCCTTGTCGGTGCTCGGCAGGTACGGATTCTTCAGGCTCAGCGGCAGGATCTGACCGCCGAGCAGTTCTTGCCCGTCAATGTCATCTGCCTGCGTCGCATAGAGCGAGGAGAGTCGTGCTGGCTTGCCGATCAGGGTGAAGGTCTGCACATAGATCGCTGTCGCTGCCGCCATATTCTTGAAGGTCACGCTGGCGCGGTTGCCGTCGCCGGTTGCCGTGCCGCCGACCGTGAGTTCGTAGTAGAGGTTGCCGTCTAGCGAGACGAGGCTAGGAGGATCGCCCTGCACCATCGGGATCGCTGTCCCGCCTGTGGGCGCAGAGGCCGCCGTAGCAGCGCTGGGGTTATTCCCCCCAGCCGTTCCAACCGACGCCCAAGTGACGGGCGTGTAGTCAATCCAGCGAGTCTTATCCTGCGCCTCAATGCTCAGGGTGATCTCGCCAGGCACGAAGAAGCCATCGGCAGAGCCTGCGGCTGGGATCGTGATCGGGGTGGTGATCTGAAAGACCGTCTCATCGCTGACCGCAGAGGCGCGATCCTCGTACTCAAGCAGCGCTCGGTTGATCGCCGTCTCGGTGTTGCGGAGGATGCTGATCTCAAACGGATAGGACTCTTTGTCCAGCGTGATGAGCGGCGCTTGGAGCGCAGCCTGATGCGTTGCGCGGTCGTTGAAGGTGAGCACGCCGTCCTCGTCCACGAAGACTCGTCCACCCTCGGCGATGGCGAGCAGCCCCAGCTCAGCGCCCAGCGGCTCGCCGGTCGCCGCTGCGAACTGCGCGGTTCCGAAGGCGGTGCCGACGGCTGCGTAGGATGCCGTGCCAAGCCCAGCCTTGTCTGCGAACGCGGTGAAGACCGTGTTCAGCGCGACATTGGCACGAGGGCCGTAGTAGGTCGGCACGGTCGCGAACCGCGCGGAGATGTCGAGGAGGCGCATCTGCGCCACTCGCGCCTGCTCGCGCGGCACGACGGAGCGCACGATGTAGGTGCCGAGCGTGCGGGTCTGCGCTGCGCCGTTGTAGAAATAGCCGAGGCTGACCTTCGCCTTCGTGGTCAGGAATGCGCCCTGAAGGTAGGCGTAGATCGGGCTGTTCTCATTCTCCGCGCTGAAGCGCTGGTTGAGATTGTCCAGCGTGAGGTTGCACTCGCCTGGCTGGAGCGCGCCCGTGTCAGGGTCAAAGGACTCAATGCCAACCGCGTCAAGCACATAGCCGGTCTCGTCGTCAAAGACGCCATCGCCGTCCCAGTCAATCTCCAGCTTGATGACTGGACGATGCTGCTTGTCGGCAATCGCGGCGATCAGGTTTGCGCTTAGTGCCACGATGCCTCCTTAGGTTGTGCGGGCGTCAACCTCAACAAGCGTGATCTGGTAATCGCCCTTCGTCACATCGGGGTAGACGGTGACCAGATCGCTGATTGAGTCAATACGGACGGTGACTCCAGCCTGGGCTGGCGTGAACGGGCCGCCCGTCCAGGTGAAGGTCGTGGTGGTCTGGTTGCTGACATTCGCCCAATAGAGCGCGACGAGCGCGTCGTAGGTCGTGACATTCTCGTACTCAAAGGCGAGCGAGTAGGAGAATCTATATCCGACTGACCAGGTACGGATTGAGCCGTTGACGGTGAGGCGGCTGCCGCCGACCGTGCTGTATTCCAGCTTGACCGCGTTGTTGCGGACAGGGTACGGCAGGGTGATCGTCGTCGCGCCAGAGGATAGGGTCGGCTGGCTTACGCTCATCGAGCACCTCCGAGTACCGTGCCTCGGCGCTTGGCTTCGTCATTCAGCGCGCCGTAGATGCGGCGAGCGAACTCGCGGGCATCGTCGGAGGAGCCGAGGAAGGCACCTGCCTGGACGGTCACATTGATCTGCCCGCCAAGCGCATTGTTTGGCACGATGCTGCCTGACTGATTCGGCACGAAGAGTTCAGGCCCCTGCTCGCCGACCATATACTGTTGCCCGCCGGTGACAGGGCCACCCGCAGCTCGACCGCTCTCGCGCTTCGTGCGTGTGCCCTGAGCTGGTAGGAAGCCGCCGATGAACGGCAGATTGTTGGCAAGGTTGAGGAGCGTCTGCACGACGCGGATCGCGCCCTCGACTAGTCCGATGAAGAAGCGGATCGGCGTGGTGATGATCTCAAAGACCTTGCCGATGGCGGTGAGCGCGACTGCGAGCGGGCCGTTGCCATCGTCCCAGAGGACTTTGGCAAGTTCGCTCACCACGCTGACGGCAAGTCCGAAGGCTCGCACGATGGTCGTGCCGATCAGGAGTGCAAGGTCAACCACGATCTTGATGATCGGCTGGAGCGCCTTGAAGAGAGAATCAACCAGCGTGCGGAATGGCTCAATGGTGTTGTAGGCGATGATGAATCCAGCGACGAGGGCAGCGATTGCTGCGACCACGAGCACGATTGGATTGAGCGCCATAATCGCGTTGAAGATGCCCATCGCTGTGGCTGCAAGGCGTGTGGCTGTGGCTGCGATGTTGACGGCAATCGTGAAGGCGGTGTAGGCGCCCACGAGCGCCAGCACCAAGCCGGTATTGTCGCCGATGAACTTGCCGACTTCCGTGAGCGCCTTGACGAGCGTGCCGATGATGGCGCTGCCGACAGCGATCACGGCGGGCAAGACCTGCGTGACCATCGTTGTGATGAAGGGTCGCAGCTTCTCAATAGCCTGCGTGAAGGCGTTGGCGAAGGCGATGCCAAACTCCTTGACGCGCGGCATAATCTCATCGCGGAAGGTGGTCAGCACCTCTGCCAAGATCGGCAGCACGACGCGCCCGATGTCCTCCACGGTGTTGTCAATGGCGATCTGGATGCTTTCAAGAGCGCCCTGCGTGGTCTGCCCGTAGGCTTCGGCTTGTCCGGCTGCGGCCTTCTGGATCATTGCCAGCGCTTGAGTTTTAGTTGTGCCTTTCTCAATGGTGAACCCATAGCGGCTCAGGATTGAGGTGTTGCCGCTGAAGACCTTGCCGACGAGATCAGATGCCGTAGATAGGTCAATGTTGCGGAGGCGAGCGAAATCCATTGCGATTGCCTGAAGTTTGATCGCCTTCGTCACATTGCCGGTGCGTGGTACGAGGCGAGCAAGCGAGTCGCGGAGTGCGTCGTCGCTGAAGGCAAGGTTCTGGCGAGCCTCAATCGCCGCGTCCATCTGCTTAGTCTGCTCATCGGTGATCGTTGTGTTGGCGCTGATCGCTGCGTTGAGTCGCGCAATCGAGGCATCTTCCTCGGCGGCTGCTTTCGCAGCGGCGAACATCGCGCCGCCTACGGCAATGGCTGCTCCCGCTGCAATGGCGAAGCCCTTTGCGGCTGCGGCGAACGGCGCGTTGAGCGTGCCTGCCGTTTTCTCAAGGTTGCGCGCTGTCTTGTTGAGACTTCGCATCCCCTTAGACGCAGAGTCCTTGAGAATGAAGGCGAGTGTCGTCGTTCGTTCAGCCACGCTTGCCCGCCTTTCTTGTCGTCACCGACGATTCAATCCGCATAAACTCCAAGCCACGCAGCACCCATTCGCCAGGAGCCTCTTCCAGTTCCCAGGGCGCGACGCCCCACCGCTGAGCCAGCGCATCGAGCGCGTACTCCAGCGGCACCGGCGCTTTCGCGTCGGGGTTTATTGCTGTTCTGGCGAGGGCTGTACGGAGTTGCTGCCCTGCTCTTTTGGGAGTGTAAGTTCCTCAATCCAGTCGCGCATTCGGTTGGCGATCACGATGAGGCCGCTGAGCGGGAGGTCGTCAAGACTATCCACGCCGAGGTTGTGCGAAGAAATGAGTTGAAGCAACCTATCGGTGCTTTCCTCTTCCGTCGCTTCTGCGGCGCGGATAGCCTTGATCTCGCCCCAAGTAAACTCTCTAACTTCAACCCAGTGACCGGCGAGATCGCCAGTCAGTTCAAGTTTGGTCGTCTTTGCCTTTAGCATTCTGCCTCCTTGTCCTGCTTAGGAAATCGTTGCGAGGTTGTTCTTTACCACAATGGAGAAGTCCGTTGTAGCGGACGAGTCCACGATGCCACGGTAGGTGATGTTCGCCACAATGACGCCATCAACTTCCGCGATCTCGTGAGTGTCTGCTACACCGTAGAAGTCCAACTGGAACTCATAGTTGCCCGCGCCGAGCGTTGGCCCTGTGGACAAGATACGAATCTTTCGCTCGCTCTTGAGCAAGAACTTATCAAGCTCGTTGCGATTCGTGAAGTATCGGACAATCTCAAGTCGCGCCTGTCGCGCAACAGGAGCCACCGTGTCCACGGCTGCTGAGGTGCCATCAAGCACATCGCGTCGGACGAGTCCGCGCGTGAGCGTGAAGGTTGCCTCTTGCACCGAGGTGTCGGCGGTTGCGCCGATGGTTGTCGCGTCAATGTAGACGGCTGCGTCTACGCCGAGCACGCTGACCTGGGTTGTATCGCCTGGGCTTGCGCTGAACGCCGTGCCGAGCGCGACCGTGCCTGCGGCGATCGTCGTCGCCGAGAAGTTCACCGCCTCGTCCTTGACATAGGTGATGCTCAGTTCGTCTGTGGCGCAACCCGCCAACTTGTAGGTTGGGACGACGGTGCCGCCATCTTGCCAAGCCCACTCAGTCGTGAAGGTCTTTGGCGCGTTCGCCGTGCCGCTGTTCGGGCTGTAAGTCCAGGTGTATGGCGCGACGGTGCCGGACGGCGTGACGCCGCCCTTGACGCTGCCCTCAAGCCAGAACGGGATCTGGCTGTAGAAGACTGGCCCTGAAACATTCAAGCCGTTGCGCTCAACGCCAGGGTTGATCTCGTATGTCTCAAAGAAGTCACCGCGAAGCGTCGTGGTAGCGATGCTCGTGACTTCCTGCGATGGAGTCGCCTCGTTGATGTAGAGCACGCGGGTTGCGGCAACAGCGGAACCAGCCGTTGATTCAAGCGCTCCCACGAGTTTGTATAGCTGATTGACTGCCATTGTGTTCTCCTTATGCTGCTTCTACCGAGGACAGGGCATTTGCCCGCTCGATGTATTTGCCTAGAACATCGTCAGCCGCCCGCTGACCCGCTTCTTGTGCCGTGCCCGTTGACGGCGTGACGAACGGTTTCGCCTGCGCGCCAGAGTGCTCAACCAGTTGGGCATAGCCCAGACCGATCTTCAAGAGGTTCTGCCCGCGCGGTCTGATGGGGTGGCCCTTTGTGCCGTACTCAATCAGGTGGCGGTGATTGCTGCCCTTGCCCATTGCCGCCGCGATGACGCCGATGGTGCCAGCCTGCCTGCGAATCTTTTTCGCGTTGATGGACTTGTAGAGGTTGCCGGTCTTTCGTCCGACTCCGACCGTGATGTAGAACTGTTGGATGACGCCGCGCATTGCCTTACCAGCGGCGTCGCGCATCTCTTCAAGCAGGCTGGTGACAGGCCCTTCGTAGAACTGCGAGGCGTAGCGCTCGGTGAACTCGGTCTCGTACTTGAGGCTGAACGATGTCTGTGCCATTACGGGGCAATCGTGTTGAGCACTTCGCGAGTCGTCACTTCCACCTGCATCTCGATCACGGCGAACATCTCGCCGCCGTACTCGGATTCTCCCATACGGATGTCTGGCACGAGTGCCTTCACGACGACATTCGGCAAGCCGAGCTGCATATCGCTGACGACGCCCTCTACGAGCACATCGCGCCAGGCGTAGAGCGCCTTGACCGCGCGGTCGGTGCCCATTCCCTTTGCCACATAGAAGCGCACAGGGAAGCGGTGGATCTGTCGCACGAGGCGATTCGGGCCGTACTCTGCCGTCGTAGAAGGCGGGAAGACGACCACGGATGGGAAGACGGAGATCATATCTGGCGGGTTCGCCGTTGCCAGCCGCACCTCGTCGTAGCCCGCAGGGGGCGTCGTGTTGGCAGCGGAGAATCGAGCGGCGAGCGCCGTGCCGATGGCGTAGGTATCCAGCGCCATTTAGACCGCCTGGGCTGCGACGCGGTAGGCGCGCAGCATCTGCTCCACATCTGGGTCAAGGCGTGCGAGCAGACGCATCTGCCCGACCTCTGGTGCGGATGCGATCCCGAACGGGGTGTTGCGTCGGTTGAAGATACGACCGCTCTGGATGATGCAGCTCATCTCAATCGGTCGCGGCACTGAAGGCCAGCCGCGTGTGCCGACGATCTTGACCGCCTTGACGATCTCCACAGGGAAGGTGTTGGCGCCCTCGGTGAGCGCGATGACTTCGGTGAATGGTCGCCCAGTCGTGGCTGCGTTGAACGGCGCGAGCGAGCAGTCGGTGTTGATGATCCAGTTCGTGGAGTAGGTTCCGTTCGCATCGCCGTCAGTCGTGATCGCGGAGACGGTGGCAAAGTCGTCAATCGGCTGCACGAGGTAATCCTGCGCCGTGTAGAAGGCGGTGCTCGCAGCGGATTGGTAGAAGAAGCGCCCGCAGTAATCGTCAATCAGTCGGCTGACCGACTCGATCACGAGTTCCAACTCGGTGTCCGAGGTGGCGTCAATGATGCCGAGGGCCTGCTTGACTGCGCTCCCAGTGGTGTAGCCGTTCGTGATTGCCATCAGGTCTCCTTGATTGGTTGGACACGCTTGAGCGCGTCAGGGTCGCCAGCATCCTGCCAGCCGGACACGATAAGTTCCGTGAGCGGCTGGTGAGGTGCGTATGACCTCAGAACATCAGCCATATGCACTTCATTGGTTGAGCCGAGTTTGAGGTCATAGCAGATGTCATTGAGGAGTTCGCGATTGGTGAAGCGGTAGATGCCGCAGCATACAAGCACTTCGGGAATGCCGCGCGTCCAGCCGCCTTCGGTGGAAGCGTCGTAGTAGTCCCAGATCCTCCACGGTGCCGCAGCTACGCCCACCCAGTCGCCATCCTGCGTCGGCACCTGCGGGAGCAGGGTGTCGGCGAAGAGCACCGTGAGCGCGCCGCCTGGAAGCCCCGTAGAGGCACTTAGGAGCGCCCCAGAGGGGCCGTCTGCCTCATCGTGGGGAATGACCCCAGCCAGCCAGGGAGCGGCGCTGAGCACCGCCTTCTCGTCGTCTCGCCTCACAACCGCGTAGGTCGGCTGCTTGCCAGCCGCTCGCCGGTGCCACTCGTGCACGGGCAGCCCCGCCGCCTCTACGAGCAGTTTGTTTGTGCCGCCTAATCGAGTTGCCTTGCCAGCGGCGAGGATGACGATCACGGTCGGCTCTCGTGCTTCCATTCGTTGCTGAGATCGTAGAACCAGGTCGCTTCTTGCACGAGCGTGAATCTTGCACCGTGGTCAAGCGCCTTGACCCAGAAGTGCCAGTCGTAGCCCTTGATGAGATCAAAGCCGCCCAGCTCCTTGAAGAGCGCCGTGCGAACGATGGCGTTGTGGCTGACGATGCTGCCAGATCGCAGCGCGCTCGGCTCAAAGCCGACGCGGTACATCCTTGCACCGTCATCGTAGGAGTAGGCGATGTCAGAGCCGTCACGCTCCGCAGCATCAACCAGCGAGGACAGATGATTGGGATACAGATAGTCGTCATCGTCTAGCAGCGCGATCCACTTGGTCTGCACGGTCAAAGCCAGATCGTTCTTCATCGCCGCGCCCCCGCGTCGTGCGTAATCCACGCCGATGAGGTGTGCGCTTGGCTGAAGTATCTGCGTTCGCACCGAATCAACGGATCGCTTGAGCAGCGTCTCGCGCTCAGGCAGGGTTGCCGTGACAACCGTGACGCTCATTTGTTCTTGGCGGCTCGCCGCTGTTCGCGGTTCAGTCCGCTCGCCTTCGGGATCTCTGACTCAATCTGCTTGAGGATCGGACGCCAATGCTCGGCGTAGACCTTCTCGGTGCTGTAGTTAGATGCGAACGCAACCGCCGCCTCTGACGCTGCCTTCGCCTTCTCTGTGTCTCCCTTGAGCGCGTAGGACTGCTCCAGCGCGTCTTCAATCTCGTCCACATTCGGGGTCATCCACCAGCCGGTCTGCAACTCATCCCACTCAGGCTGACCGCCGACCTTCCAGCCAGCGCCCACGAGTTCAGGCATTGCCGTCCAGTTCGTGACGATGACGGGTGTGCCGCACGCCTGCGACTCAATGGTCGGGATGCCGAAGCCCTCGCCCTTGCTGGGCTGGAGGAGCACATCGGCTGCGGTGTAGCATTTGGCGAGTACGCCCTGATCCAGCCCCTGCCGGTAGGCGAACTGCGGCACGGCACGCACCCGATCCATCGGGGCGTTGACCGCCTTGAGCAGCCGCTCCAACTTCGTGCCGTTGGCGAGACCGAACATCTCGGTGTGGAGGTAGAGGTAGGCATCGGTGTGCTTCTGCGCGAAGCGGCTCCACGCGAGGAGAAGTTCAGGCCACGCCTTGCGAATCGGGGTGACCCCCTTGTTCGCCTGCGGGCAGATCGTTAGGTGCGCGTCCTCAGGGATATTGAGATCGGCACGAATCTTAGATGGCGTCGGCTTGAAGATATCAAGCGGAATGCTGTGCGGCGCGTAGAAGAGTCGGTCGCGCTCAACGCCAGCATCGAGCAGCTCGCGCTCGCCGAAGCGACTCATCGCGATAGCCCACTTTCCCTTGCCCCGTCGGTTGAACCACGCCTTGACCTCTTCAGGCACGATGCTGTGATCAACAGGCGTCCACGACGCCATTGGGATCTCGTCCCACTGTGGCGACTTGTATACCCAGACATCGTAGAGAGAGATTCCCAGCCCTGGTCCATCCTCGGTCGTCTGGTTGATCCAGTTGCCGATCTGCGCGGGCGTGAGGTCATTGCTGTAGGCGTCAAGGCCCTGCCCCATCACGGGGATGCCAGGTCGCCACTCCATCGTGGAGCCAGCAAAGCCGTAGTTCGCCATTATCGCGACCTTGTGCCCATCGGCGGCAAGGCGCGGAACGATCTCATTGGTCTGTGTTCCGTATCCCGTGGGTGCCCACGGCGCGTTAGATGTCCAACCGATTCTCACGGTAATGCCTCCTCCTGCTGTTTTCCCTCCCGCCGAGCCGAAGCCCGACGGGAGGGTTTGATCTAAACCGTTAGATCTTAGGTGGTCGCCGAGACGAGCACCTTGACCGCGTTCAGGTCAGGGATGTTTCCGTCAACACCGTACAGAGTGCGTAGCGCAATCTGGTTTGTGTTGAAGAGGTAGTCCGATGAGGAGGCCGACTCCAGCGGGAGTTCTCGTACATAGTACGAAGGCTCGTGGATGATGGCCACTGACTTGGAGGCCGAAGCCACCGCTGCCATATGGACATTCTCCTTGAGTCGGTATCCCATAAGGGTGTCAGGCTGCCCAGCGGCAAGAGCCGGCTGGAAGACGAACTGCCCGTTGAGATCCTGCAACTTGCGGAGTTTGCTCACTGCCGTCGTGCTCGCGTGCCAAACAGTGTTGGTGTTGCGGTACGAAGGATTGAGCGCGTACAGAACGGTCGCGAGGTCAAGCGCATCAAAGAAGGTCGCCGTGACGGTGCCCGACTTTGTTGCGGTGCTCAAGCCCGTTGCCGCAGAGACGAAGCCCTGTGGAAGAACCGTGCCGGTGCCGAGGGTCATTGCTGAACCAGCGACAAAGGCGATCTGTGCGCCAGCCTGTCGGCCAACCGTGCCGAGGATGTCAAAGCCCGCGTCGCGGACAAGTTCAGCCGACAAAAGCGTCAGGCTGGCGATCTTGTTTGCGTAGAGGGTGATTGAGGAGATCGTCGGATCGGCTGGAGTGATCGTTGAACCCTCGGTCACGAAAGCGGCTGACTGGTTCGCCGTCACGCGTGGCAGAGTGATCTGCTCGCCTGTGGTCGTGCGAAGTTTTGTTGCGCCTTCGTAGATTGGGTTGCCCTCAGTCAACGCGACGACGATGAAGTCGGCGAATGTGACTGGGACGGTTGCGGCTGCGGATGCAAGAGCGCGGATCTCAAACTGAGCGCGTCGCTTCTCGCCGGTTGCGATTGCCCGAAGGACATCGCCATCGTTGTCAGCCTTGACTGCATTCTCAACCTTGAGTGCGCGCTCTGCGAGTGCGCCGATCTTCTCACTGCGCTCTTCAGCGGCAGCAACCTGATCCATCTTGGCCTTGCGTGCGGTCATTGAATCGTTCAGGCTCGTCCAACGAACCTCTTCCTCTGCGGAAAGTTCTCGCTTCTCGTCAGCCGCACGAGCGAGGAGAGACTTAGCCTCTTCCCAGTCATTGCGGTACTGCTCGTGAAGCGTCTTGGTGATGTCAGACATTGGTCTAACTCCTTACGCTTTCTGGGTTTGGGGTTGATTGCGTCATCGGTGGTGCGTCCAGCGGTGGTGCCGTGAGGCCCTTGTGCTGCGCCCTAGCGAATCTGCTGTTCCAGTCTGGCAAGTGCCAACTGGCGCTCACGAACGGAGAGAGGTACGAGCCGATCATCGGCTGCCTCTGGCTCCGTTGTAGTCTCAGGTTCAGGCCGCAGGTCAGGACTGACCTTGCGGATTGCGAGATCAAGCGTTGCGGCTGAATCCGCATCGGGCGCTCCCGCGAGGAGTGAGTCAAAGGCACGCATCAGCGTTGATGGGTCAATCTCGGTGCGCTCAGAGAGCGAGCGAACTGCGCCCAAGCCGATGGTGGCTGGATAGGCTGGCTGGTTGCCGGTCAGGAGGCTGACTTCGTGCAAGCGGATGTTCCGCAGCTCACGAACGCCGTTGTCGTTGTAGGTATCACCCTTGTTCGGCACAGAGAACCCGAAGGACATTCCCATCGCCGCACCGTCTCGGCGCAGCATTGCGGCGAGGTCGGAGGCGAAGGTCACCTCTGGGTTGAGGGAGACGCGCACCTTGAGGCCGCGATCATCCTCTTCAAGATTTAGCGTGCCAGTCTTGGTTGAGCCGAGGAAATACTTCGCATCGTGATCCTGAAGCGCCTTGACTTCCCAATCGCCACGCTCGGCGGCAGCCACGCTCTTTGAGAACGCGCCTGGCTTGATGATCTCCCGCGTGCTCAGCCCTTCGGCTTCGGAGTTGAAGATGGCGGCATAACCCGTGAAGGTGTGCCCATCGGCTTCAGCGCGGATCTCCGTCTGGAACTGTCGGTACTCGATTGCCATCTTCGGTTTCTCCTTACGCTCGGCGTTCTCGACAATGTTGTCGGCCCACCGCTTACCCGCGTCGCCGCCCCATAGCGCCCACGCGATCCTGCCAGCGGACGGATAGCCGTCTTCGCCGGTGTTAAATCCTTGACCTTGCTTGTCCACCTCGTGTCGTGCGAAGTAAGAGCGCATTCGCACCACCGTCTCAAACGGTAGGTTGCGCCCGTTGATGATGTCGCGTGCGCGAGCTACGCCCACGAGGGTGCCGCCGCGTCCGAACTCAGCGCGCCAATCTAGGCCGCGCTTCGCCTCTGCCTGCATCGCCTCTGTCGGCATATAGCCGTCAGGGTCAATCGGAGCGCGCTCTTCCTGGTCATCCTCGTCGTCCTCGTCCTCGCGCGGCTGCCAAGCATTGCAGTAATACGCGCCGCTGACATAATCGTCCCAGCGCTCGCACCACGCCTTGTCGCCCTGAATATCGTCTTCGTTGTAGAAGGCGCAGTTGCCGCAGGCGCGACCTTCAGGCACATCGTCGGCGAGTGCGGGTCGGTAGTTATTTGGCAGAGCGCGCTCGCCGCCAGGCTCAATGCCTTCAGCCTGCGAGATCGCGACCATCTGCGAGATGGCGTCCTCTTTGGTGGTGTGGCAGCCCATCACTTCGCCGTCCTGCTTGACGACTGCCCAGCCGCTGCACTGCTCACTGTCATCCGTGATGAAATATGGCATTACGGATCAACCTG